GATGTCAAACTCAATTCCGCCCGTGAAATCAAGACTTGTGTTGAGAGGAATCTTATATCCTTTCGCTCCCGCCCAATCGGTCCATTCCACATTGTTGAGCACAGGATGCTCCTTGTTCCACCATCCCGTCCAATCCACATCATCGCTCTCGGTCTTGTCAGTTCCGAGATTTACCACAAAAGCACCCTCGGTTGTTGTCCATGAATTTGACCTTGAAGACCAATACTTATTTCCAACCCTTAACTTGAATACAAGAGCAGGTGCTTTGCTTACAGTATATGGAGTAGGTTTGAACAATCCCAATCCGCCATGTTTCGCCACACTGTTCTCCTCCGTCCAATCGGCATTCATATATTCCACATCATACCTTTCAAAGATGGCACTCGCATCCAAGGAAAGATATGCATTGTCATTGATAATCATCGGGTTGTTATAGCCATCCCTCATTTTCATTATTATCGGGAAATAGTTCTCAATTGCCGAATCAGCCAATGCATTTCCGCCATGAAGTTGATTGTTCTCTATATAATAAGTCGCATATGGATGCATGGGCTGTGGTTGGTTTGCCTGATGTACCATGATATACCTGTCAAAGTTTATGGATGCTTCCGTCTCATAGTTGTATTGGTTGGTATCCATCGGCTTGTCAAAGTCTGCAACATCCACGATTGTCGCACCCACATATTGTGATGTGGAGTCATTTTGATTGCTTAAAGGGTTATGTGTGGAAGAACCATCAAGGGTATAATATGAATCATATGTGGATGTATAACTATACCTTTCATGATGTGTGGTTATAACACTTGCGGTTATTGTTGCCGACTGCCCCGCTCCTATGGTCACATTTGAAGATGATGAAGTGTTGGTATCATAATCGGGAGTGGAAGTATCCCCATCAAACCAATCATACCTCAAAGTGGCATAAACCTTTATTGTATGGCTTACGCTGTCAGTATTAGTGAATTTCGCACCCACCGAATAGATGCCGCTGTATGCGGTATAATTATCATTCTGTGTCTGTTGTACCTCGCTTACCTTTATCTTGCTGAAATTGGAGATTATATTGTTTATGTTTGATTTATCCCTATATATGGAATCATAATCCCTGTGGTCAAACTTGCGGATGTAATGTACATAATCACCTTCATCCTTCTCCTCTTTCTTGGACTTTCCCTTTGAATTGATGTATTTGAATTGTCCGGTCTTGCTTATGGAACTACATTTCCAAAAATCCCCCTGCCTGTTGGTCAGGTAGGTATCTTCATAGAAATCAGGGATGAAGTGGTCAATCTCATAGAAAGAATCCTTCACCACAATCTTGTTGTAGAGTGTTTCAAGGGAGATGTCGGCATTGCCTCCCCTTATGATATCCTGACGGAGCGTGATACCCTTTCCAAGGTCGCTATATGTGCCCTGTGCGAGGTCGGTGAAATTGCCTGCGGATGTCGCCTTATAGCAGTTGAAGGTCAGTCCTGTCTCGGTGTCCGTCTGCCATGATACATCTGCATGGCTCTGTATGTCATATAGGTAAAGGTAATCCTTATGCTGTATGGCTGTGAAACCGAGATACCTGCATATCTCCTCCAATACCTGTCTCATGTTCCAAGGGTCATCGGTATCGCTTGAAAAGAAGTTCTGCTCGGATATGGTAAGGCTGTTGAGACTGAAAGCCGCCCCTCCTGCAGTTCTCAAGGTATTATCCACATACAGGTTCTTTATTTGCCCGCAGCGCCTCGCTATGGATGCTACAATCTGACCCAAGGATACTATGGACTTTCCTGAACCGATAGTTTCATAGTCATAGTTCTCGAGAGTTGAGAGACAATCCTGTGCCTCAAGGGTAAAGGTCTCCGCACCACAACTTGCATCAGGCATATTGAGCAAGTTATTGGTTAAAAAGCCTACCCACTCTGTTGTACCACATACCTCATTAGTGAGTATTACCTTTGTTCCCTGAGCCTTCTCACTGAAGACATCAAAGAATTTTTCATCTGCCACTACGCTGATACTTCCCCTTGAAAACCTTATCGGTTCAAAAGGAGTGTTGGATGTATCATATGTTACAACAAAGGGACTCTGCCCTGCCAAATATATTTCATCAAAGGTGTTGTTGCTGTCATCGGATATGATTTTGACGCTGTACTGAGCACAGTCAGGCATAGCCGCAAAGTACCCTATAAGATTTCTACCCATATATTATTTCATTTATTTTGAAAGGGAAAACCGAAGCCGACATAAAAAAAAGGTTGAAGATTATTTCCTCAACCTGTTATAATTATTGATTGTTCCCACAAGGTCTGCGCCTCTGATGGTAAATTCAACATTTCCGCCGCCAAGATTACCTGTAGCAATTGCTTTGTATAGTGTACCCTGTTGTGCCTTATTAAGAATTAGTTCACCACTATTGGCTCGGACAACATTGTGGTCTCCGGAATAGGAGTTTCCGCCAACTATACCACCATTGGCAAATTTGCCCATAAAGGATAGTGCAGCGACAACTGCAGCCACACCCGCTGCAATTGCTGCAAGGTTATATGGGAAAGGAAGTTTAGCACCACTCGCTGTTGCATTTGCAACTGCGGCAGCACCTGCGGAACTTGCCTCCTTCTTATTGGCAATGCTTTCAAGGATTTTCATCGCCACAGATTTCTCCTCATCTGACAATTGGTCTTCCTGAATTGCTTTCAAAGCAAGTCTTAATGCAACCTCCTCCGCAAGAAGGGTATTCAATTGTTTCTGCCTTGCTATTTTCGCATTCTCCAACTCGGAAAGGAGTCCATTCAGTGTTTGGATGGTCTGTGTTATGGAAACAATTGTTTCAACAATCTGTACCACCTCATTGAAGATAGCCATGAATTTTTCCCATCCCGTGGCATCCACATCGTCAAAGGTCTCCTTGATGTTCTCAATTCCCTTGACAATCCTGTCGGTTGATTGTGCGAGGTCTTTCAAACCTCCTGATGCCGTCTTCGCAATATCATTCTGCAACTTCTTTATATCCTCATCAATCTTTTGGAGTTTCATCAACTCTTCAAAGGTCTGTGCCTCCTCTTCAAGGAGTTTCAGTTCCGCTTCCAATTCCTTGAGTTTGGCAATCGCCACCTCGCCATAAGACTCGGTCTCATTCTTGAGGTTTTCTATGGCATCCCTGAAAGCATCTGCGGTTTTCCTTGCTGCTTCCGCTTCTCCCGATAGTTTATCAGACTCTGATGTCTTATAATCAAAGGTTGTATCCCTTACAACCCTTGTGGGCTTCTCCATCACTGTTGCAGTGAGGTCGGACTTGGACTTCTGTCCTTCCCTCTCAGACCAATCCTCTAATTCCTTTTTAAGTATCTCGGATTCCCTTTCCACAGAGTCTTCCACTTCCTTGGCGAATTGCTCTGCCATTCCTTCCAAGAAAGTATTCCTCAAAGCACTTGCTGCAGCATCCCATAGTTCTTTATACCACTTTTCCATTGCGGTAAGGGTCTTGCCCTTATCCATTTTTGCTAATATCGCTTCTATGGATAGTTTTCCTGTCGCAGCGGCATTCTGCCAATACTCCTGATTGAGTTTATCAAGTTCCTCATTGTATTTCTCTTGGGTTATCGCACCCTCTCGGAGCATGTTGGCAAGTTGGTCTTTTGCCTCATTGTATTTCTTGTATATCTTATTGATATCGGTTTCCACTCCATTGTTGGTATTAGGCTTGTTGCCCATTTCAACCATGAGTTTATTGAATTGCTCCTGAAGGTTAGCAATAGTTGTGGTGGTATTCTTTACAATCTCATCAAGTATCTCTACCTCTTCTTGGTCGCCTTCCATTTCCTTCTTCAAGGTCTGAGCACCATTGAGAGGGAATCTGTTGTATGTTTGAAGTTCTCCCTTCCAATTCATACTTTGGACGGTCTTCTCTTCATATTTGGCTTGTTTCTTTGTAAGCCCCAACCTGAGTTCATTGAGTCTTACTTCCGCCTCTGCCTTCTCTTGGGCATGTGCCTGCATTTCTGCAGCAAGAACCAATGTCTGAGCCCATAATCCCGTCTGCCTCGTGAGTTCCTTATATGCCGCACTTGTTTTTTTGACAGCATCCGCACCAAAATTAGTGCCCATCATCTCATTTATCTTCTGAATGGTCACCAATCTCTCCTCTTCGGTTCCCAACTCTCTGTCAAGGTTATCCATATAACTCTCCATAATGGTAACTTGTTCCTTTGCGTGGGCTACAGTGGTTTCTATCCTTGTGTTGTAATCGGATTGGATATTATTTATCCTCTCCATCTGCTCTCGGAGTTGCTTTGCCCTATCCACTATTGTTGTGATAGCGGTGATGGCTGCAGTGAAAGCAAGAGCGGGAAGGAATTGCATGAAAGTCTTCAAAAGGGTTGAAGCAACCGCTTTTACCGACATCAATGCCCTTCCAATAAGTCCAATCTGCTTTGAAGCGGATTTTGCAACCTCAGGTATAAAGCCGAGTTGTTTATGGAATTCCTCTATATCATCTATTACCTTCGGGTCAAATAAAGGTGTTCCATATAGTTCGTGTTGGAGTTGGTTGGCTTTGATGAGCTCTCGGTTGTAATTGACCATGTTGCTGAGAGCAGCCTTATTTTGACCAAATCCTTTGTAAAAACCTTCAGCAGTTTGTCCGGCATTCAAACCGCCTCCTGCAATTGAAGCCTGTACTTTTGACTTGAACACCTTCAATCTCAATTCCGCAGATTTCAATTGTGCATCAAGGTCTTTTATATATCTGTCTCCCTGAGCCTTGAAATAATCAAATATCTTAATGGTTGCTACAGATATGGCAAGACCCTTGAAAAGGGACTTTATGTCATTTATGTTATTAGCGACATATCCTACAGCCTTGTTTGCGGCTTTGACCATATGGTCAAATATATCTTCCGCACCTGCACTTTGAACAAGTTCATACCAAGAATTCTTGAGTCTGTTGAGAGACAACTGCAAACTATCAAGGTTGATGTCAGTAGTGATGGTCTTCAACATCGCAGCGAACTTCGGGAGAGCATCTTCAGCAAGCACCTGACCCTTTCTCATCATGTCATCCAATTGGTCTGTGGTTACACCCAAAGCCGCAGCCATAAGGTTAAATGCGCCGGGCAAGGAGTTACCCAACTGTCTCCTTAACTCTTCTGCAGCAACTTTGCCCTTGGAAGCCATTTGCACGATTGCATTCATCATATCCTTGGTTCTGTCCGCAGACATATGGTAATATGTCGCAGCCCTTGTCAATTGTTCAAAGATTGCTTTCTGCTGTTCAAGATTTATGTTTGTCTTCTCGCAAGCGGCATGGAACTGTGCAAAATTGTTCGTCAATGCTACAAGGTCCTGCGCATAGTCATCCGACATTTTCTTCACATAAGCAAGGTTCTCACCATAATTCTTGGTAACCACCGATACCTTGCCGACCTCGGTCTCATACTCCTTGGTAACAGTAGAAACATTCTCGAGAGTTGCCTTTGCTACTGACAACTGCACTGCGGTATCCTTCACATTGGATATGAGTTGAGTGAAACCCAATCCCGCTCCCAATGCTCCTGCAAGGGAAAGGAAAGAATTTCTAAGCCCCATGAGAGACTTCTTTACCTCCGCAACACCTTTTTTGAATTCGCTGCTGTTAAGTCTCAAAGAAGCATTAAAAGTTTGACTATTTCTTGCCATTATATTTATCTGTTTCTCTTAATTATTTCATCCATAGCTTCATAGACAGCGTCCATAAGTCTGTTCAATGCCTGTCCCCCCTCTGATTCAACAGCATTTGTCCAAAAGAGGGAACCCGTATTCGGTCTTCCCTTTGAGACACTGCCCCTGTATGCTCCTGTCCTCGTCCATCTCTCATCAGTACCTCGGTCAATAAGGTGAGCAGCCGCTCCATCAGGTCTTTTGAAACCTCCCAAGGTATATGCTCTCTTCTTATTCACCTTTATGGAAAAAGACCTTTTCAATTTTCCCGTCCTGACACTGTTTCTTGCAGCGAGATTGGATTTACCCGCATTGACAATAACCTTCATACCCTGAGACAATGCCTTTTGTATCACCGCCTCTTGGTCAATTTGGCTCATACCATTGAGCAGGGACATCATCTTCTGATAATCTTTCTCATCAAGCACTATGGTCAAATCACTTTTTGCCATTCAATATATCGTCTATGTTCATTCCTATCGTATGCTGTACTGCATACAGGTTATTCTTAAGCCCCTCTTCCACATTCTTCTTCTTCACATCTTTCTCCCAAGGGAAAGGAAGGAGTTTTTCAGGACCCTTTATCTTCTTCGTGTCTATATGAGGCATTATGTTCATATAAGTCCATAACCTCTCTTCCTCATAGTGGTTCTGTATCTTCGTCTGTACCACTTCATACATCTTTTCAATTTCCCATATATCCATCTCATACATCACATAATGAGCATCCACCCCGTAGTCAATAATCAGGGTATTGGCAATATCGGACATGGTATATGTTGCCCCTGATGCCTTCTCTTCCTTTTTCTCCTCCTGTACCTCTTCTATCTTCGCAAATTGCCTCATCACCGCAAGGATATCGGTATATTGCTCTGCCACCCACTTTGCAAATTGAGGATTGTTCAAAAGCCCAATGAAAGTCTCATACTTTATCTCCATGTCATTGGAGCAGTAGAAAGATGAATAAAGGAGTTGCGGTATGTCATCATCCGTGAAATTATAAAAGGACTTCCCGCTTAACTTCTCAAACATGCATATGGATTTTATGCTCAAGTCCATCTTGTATTTGGACATATCCATCTTCACCTTCTTCACAGGCTGTTCCTCAACCTGTTTCTTCTTAAACCACTTCATACACTTCTTTTAATGGAAAGTGAAATGGCAAGCCGACAAACAAAAAAGGGACAGCCCGATTGCTGTCCCTTGCATCTTTGCGTCTATTTATGGAGTTAAATCTGTGCTCCATTCTTCTGAATCTCGCCTGCTCCTGTCATTGTGATTGAGCAAGTAGCGATTTCATTGTTACCACCTTCAAGTGAGCAAGAAGTAACAACTGCCTTACCATTGTAGTAAGACTTGCTTATGTCAAGAGTATGAGGATTGGTTTCGCAACTTCCGCTGTATGCCTCTTCCTCACCGATATACCACTCAACCTGTTCACCCTTTACCATGTACTCAAGAAGTTTATCAAAAGAGATACCGCTTGCATTGCTTGAATAGAGAGCGTCAGCGGAAATGGTGTATCCTGCCTTTCCGCCCATGTTGGATGCCCACTTACATGAGAACTTTGAGGAAGTGTCAATGGTCTCTGCATCAACCTGTACTGAAACAGAAGTTGCATAAGCAACAACAGTCTTTCCTGAAGTCAAATAGAGAAGTAGGTTATCGCCATGGATAAGGTCATTATTTTCATTCCAATTTGCCATTGTAATCTATGTATTTATCTAATTATTTTATTTCAAAAAGCAGTGTTTCAATAAATTTGTTGTCGTCAAACACTTCCATACTGTCCTTCAGTTCTATCTTAATCCTTACATTCTCCCCGACAACTTGGTTTCCTGTAAGTGCATTATCAATCTTTGAAGCAAGTGCCACGGCTCTGTCATAATCATCACTGATGGCAGTGACCGCTACCTGACATTCATCCTGATATACTCCCATCTTGGTTGATGACTTAGCATATTTCTGTCTTGAATAGACTATGAAGTCACCCTCCGTGCCTTCTGCAGCAACACATGGATAAATATGATTACCAACCTGCTCAGATACTGCTTCATCCGCAAGAAGGATTGACCTTAGGTCATTCCCTATGAACCATTTTTGATATGATTGACAACTTGTGTTATAGCAGTCCATTTTATTCATTTATCTTTGCGAGAATTATTGTTAGCTGGTTCTCTTCCATATATTTGTCAAGGCTTGTTATCCTATACCTTTCACCTTCATATACCACTATGTTGGTTTCACTGATTTCCCTGCGGTAGCGTATCCTAAATCGCAATTCGCTTGAGTGGAATAGTTCATCAGCATCAACAAGGTAGTTCTCTTTGTTCTTAATCCTTTCGGCTCTAACATCAAACATCCTCTCTTCTTGTGTCTGCTTGAAACCACTCCCACTCTGTGTCTCCACCACTCGGTAGAATGTCAGTTTTTCTGTGAGATGCCCGCTGTAAATCATAGTTTAATTATAATAGTTTCTATAAAGGTCTATAAGATATCGGTAATTGTATGGAAGTTCGGCATTCTTCGTGCCGAGAGGTTCCCTGTTTTGGTACATGTTTCCAATCATCAGCAACATCGCTTGGGAAAGGGGGGATGGGAGACATCCCCCATTGTTTTCCGCAAGTGTATCAAAGTCCTCATTTACATGAACCCTGACAGCCTGTTCTGCCATTTCAATGAGTCCAAGGATGTACTCATCATCTTCGGTAAAATCAGGCTCAATGTTGAGATGCTTTTTCGCATAGTCAAGGTCTATATACATAAGGCATATGTTGAATGAAAGGAATTATTATTAAGCCTGTCCAAAGACTTTCTTTGCAATGCGGTCGCCCTTGGTGACTGCGTCAAAGAGATAATTGACAGTAACCTTAATCTGATTCTTGCCTGCGAGGGTGTAAGGGTCAACTATGATGGTCATGCCATCCTTTACCCATGAAGCACAAGCGAGGTCACGAGGGTCAAAGCAGAGCAATCCACCCTTCTCAACACTGTTGGAAACAACAGTCCTGCGACCATCAATCTCATTGTTCTCATAAACCATCTGCAAACCTGAACCCATCTGTACACCACGGAGAGCATACTTGACATTAGGAGAGGTGACAAAGACGAAGTCAGTGCCATTGTGCTCCTCTACCTCATTCTCGAGTGCGAGGACATCGTCAAAGGTCATTGAAGCAAGAGTACCTGCGTCAGCACCATTGAAAAGTCCTGCAGGCTGTGCAGTGCTACCTGAACCTGCGCCGAAGACAGTCATGTCAATCTTCTCAGCGATAGCCCTTGCGAGGTCATTGATGAGAATACCCTCTGCATCCTCAGGTGACTGAGCGAGGAACTGACGAGAGATAGTGATGTAAGCGGTAAGTCTCTTTGGTGAGAGAGTTACAGTTGTGAAGCCTGATGCGCCGTCAGCAGCGTCAGCATTCTCGCTGTCAGCCCAATAAACATTGGAGCCGTGATACTTGGGGATTTCAATATCTCCGATTGCATTGCTGAACCAAGTAACACCGAGTTTGTCAAGGACGGTGTTGTTGCGGATTGCGAGTTCAAGGGGAGCCTTATCGGTAGGAACATTCTCCTCACCCATTCCTGTTGCGGTTGCCTGAATAGCAGCACGGAAATCAATGGCATTGCCCTTTACATAAGCCCTGTGCTCGTCTGAAACATTGCCCTCAGCGATTTCTTTTACAAGGTCAAAAAGTCTTAATTCCATTTTCTTGTTTGTTTTATTTCTGTTATTTAATTGTGTTTCTGCGATTTTGCGATTCTCTTCCTCAATCGCCTTTAATTCATTTTCTGCTTCCTCAATCTGTGAGCGGAGTTCTGCCATCTTGTTGGTCTCTTCCTCGGTGAGTTCCCTCTTCTCGGCTTCGCCATTGGCTATGACATTTTCAAGTTCGTCCTTGAGATTGATAAGCCTTTCTCTAATTTCAAGTTCTGTCATAATTAGATGCTTTTATTTTAAAGGATTATTTTTGTCATCCATCAGTTCTGTTGGTTCAATTCCTCGCTTTTCTTGAGAGCATCTTCATACTCAGACCTGAGTTGGGAGTAATATTCATTGAGTTTTGCCTGCTTCTCGGCTTCCTCTGCCTCCCTCTTCTCCTGCTCGAGCCTTTCTGCTTCCTGCATGGCTTTCTCATTGGCAATCCTTTCCTCCTCTTGGATTTCAGCGAAGCGGGCACATTTCACCGCATTCTCAATTCCATAATAGGATTGGTCAACAATCGAGAAATCATAGAGCCTTTCAAACTTGGAGATGGTCCTGTCATAGACACCATCAGCGGCTTTTACCCATCTGTCCTCGGCTACTGTGAAAGCCCAAGACATCTCGTCAAGGTCTCCTCTCTGTACCCTGTCCTTGATGTAAAGTGAAAGGTTATCTGCACCGGGTGCAAATGAGAAATAAACACCATCTTCCCTTACATCAATCTTGAGACTACCCTTGCCTCTCTTGCTTCGTGCAAGGAAACCATTGCTTCTGTCATGGTTGTAGAGCATGAAGATATCACTGTTCTCAATCACTCCTTCTACTGCCTCGGGAAGTATCATTTCTCGGAATCCTTCCCTGTTGGGAGATGCGATGTTGAAGGGAATTGCCCTTCCTTCTATTGTCGCACTGTCGGGAGCGGCATTGAACTCTATGCTGTATTGTCTTATCTCTTTTTCCATAAATATCCTGTTTATTATTAAGGGGGTTATTTTGGCGGACATATGTGTTCGCATAATCTATTTTCTCCTGTGTCTTGGTGTTGGTGAGGAAGAAAAGCCACTTAACTCCATTTTATCATCATTGTCCGCTACTACAATAAGGTCAAAACCCATACTCAGGTGATGGTCAAGCCACTCCCCGATATATGGGTTTTCACACTTCGCTATTGCTATTAAAGCAGTTTTCATCATCTTTCATTTCCAATAATGGTACAATTGCTTGAAGTGAATAGCGTGGATGTGACATTATCCCACAATCCATACTCACCACCTAATTGTGCAGCCACACCATCAAATACAACATTTCCATCCGTCTCAATGGTAACCTGCTGTATCCAATTGACACTCATATCAATCCTGATTGTTGTGTTAGGGCTTATTGTTCCCCTTGGAATATCTTCGGCTACCATATATTCATTGATGTTGTCAAAGACATAGATATTACCGAAGGTGATGTCCTGCGCTATACCATCATCATACAAAGAAGACGGGGTACTCAAGCGAACCTCTCCCGCATCTGACATAGTAGGGAAATATCTGAAATCCATATCGTCATTTCCGCATTCTATTGCGTCAAAGCCGACAATTCTGTCAGAGAACACTCCCGCACCAATATACTTAATCCTTATCGTGGTGTCGCCCGTGACATAGAGACCCGTGTCAATGTATTCATTCAAGGTCCACATCGGGGCATTCTCCGACCTTACAGCATCTACAAAGTTCACCACAGGTGGAGCAACATATGTGTAATTAGCCACCGCACTTGAAGAGAAATTGTAGGATACCGCCTCTACATAACCTGATGTTGAAGCACTCATTGTTGCATCGGCTTCAAGTAGAACTTGTGTGGTTCCGCTATCGCCTGTTGAAGGTGTGGCGGTAATCCAAGCAGGAGTTGTAGCCGTCCACGCTTCGGAAGCAGTGATTGTAGCAGTAGCGGCACTTGCCCCCTCATTATCAAAATTGAAGGTTCTCGGAGACAAGGTAAGCCCTTCCCAAGGAGCACTCTCAAAAATGATTTCTGTTCCAAGGTACAACCTTTCAATAGGGGTGGCTCCAATATAGCCACCCACTATCGCATTATTATCTCCAAAATATCCGCCCATATTAGTTCTGTGTTATGATATAGAAAGTGTTATTATCGTAAGTTCCAAGGTTGTCGTAGTCCGTCTGTGTTCCCCTCCAAATGTTGGATACAGCATTTGACATAACACTTCTCTCATATTGTGTTACGGGAATGTTGGATACAAAGTACCTTGAAGTGAACTCACCCCAATCATTACCTGTCCATAGTCCCGTCCATTCATCACTGCAATGGATGGTGAACACATCATTCGTGCCGTCATATGATATTTGAATGTTTACGACATTCGTACCATTGGTGTAACCAGTAAGGTTTCCATTATATTGGTCGGTAACATTTAGATTTTCAGTGCCCCAACTATTTCCGTCCCAATATAGGTGTATATCGCCATCTGCTCCTTCAAACCTGAATATAACCCTATCTGCCGCTGCTGAACCGCTTATGACAACATCGGTTCCGCCTGTTGGACTATTCCAAGTATTTTCATTGGAAACTTCATACAAATTGGTTGTATCAAGTACTTTCGCTCCCGCATGGAAAATACCAACAGAAGTGGTGAAAGTTGCCCCAACCTCTGCTTGAAGAGGAAGATTTTCGCTCGGACTAATGTTCCTTACAAACTCCCACCCATATTCACCAGCATAAACTGATTTTGACATAAGTACTGCACCATTGTAATCACGCTCCATATCTGTAAATGGAACATAGCGGAAACCACCCTTCCATTCAGGTTTGTTTTCATAAACATTCCATCCGAGAAGCAAACTATCGTCATTGGTTGGAGGAACAAGTTGTTCATTTGTAGGAAGGTCTTCCTTCTTTGCAAGTTCAGCACCTTCGCCATCTGAATATTGGTAAACCTTGTCAATATCTCCGTGAGATGGGATAACCTCACCGACATAGACATTGTTCATCATATTGTTAGCAACATCATTGAGCCAAATCTTGTCAGTGCCATCGGTGTAGATATAGAGATACTGTCCAACAATATCAAGGTACAATGTCTTGCCACCTGTACTCCTCATCCACTCTTCTGCCTTGAACACAATATGTGTTGATGAAACATCCCACCTATTAGGGTCATAGTCATTTACATTGAAAGTTCCATTGTCAATGTTGAAGCCAAGACCATCATGCCAATTAGCATTATTGAAGCCAAATGAGAAATAAACCCAATCGGTGTATTCAATCCTTATTGCCTGTGGGTGGTAACCAAGAACATCTTCAAAGGTTAGTGTCTGATAGCCAGTATCTGTCCATTCATCCACATCGTATTGTGTATCAGCGGAAGGCGTGTGAGTTGCATAAACATCACCTGCTCCAATATTTTCAGGAGTGCCGCTTGACGATTTAAGAATGAAATTATCGCCTGTTCCACCTGAACCCGCAGGTCCCTGTGGACCCTGTGGACCAACCTGTCCTTCAACACCCTGTGGTCCCTGTGCACCATCAGCACCCTGTGCACCTTCTGAACCCTGTGGACCCTGCGGTCCTTGTGCTCCGCCGCCACCATAAGGTTGCCAATTAGTACCATCATAGCGATAGAGACCTATGTTTCCCTGACCATCATCATAGTTGGCAATCAGTCCTTCAATAGTTTCATCAGGGAACTCGCCACTTGGGACAAGGGTGTTGAAGTCATTATGATAGATTTCAGTTGTGCTGTATACACCATTTTCAAACATTACTGCTATTTGTACAATTCCCCAAGGACTTGCACTATCAAAATCAAACTCACCTCCTGCATTTTCACTATCATACATACCAGCTGCGTAGCGATAAATGCTATCTTCGCCGACACAAATATAAGAGCCGACTATAATTGAAGGGTCTTCCTCAACAGCAGCCCAAAAAGCATTAAGGTTGTCAATATCATCCTGTGTGAAGTCATCAGGGTTATCTGTTGAAAGTTCAATCTTGTAAGCGGCCAATTCTTCAAGTTGTCCTTCTGTTACAAGGCCCTGTGTGAAATTCTCTTCCCAATAAGGGTTTGAAGGGTCTTCGTCATTAAGGTGATACTCAACAATTGTAGCCTGTCCTGCATCAAATTTTAGGCTTGTGTAATCAGTTGTTTGCCCCTGACCATCGTCACCGATAGGGACAACAAAACCGATAGGAGTATAATCATCACTTGTGATAAAGTTACCGAAGTCGGCAAGGTCTTCATTGTAATCAATTCCACCCTGTGAGCCACTTCCCGCAGGACCCTGCGGACCCTGAGCACCATCAGCACCCTGTGGTCCCTGTGCTCCGTCCTGACCATTAGCACCCTGTGGTCCCTGAGGACCCTGTGGACCGCTACCTGCAGCCAACTTGTCCCAATCTTCTCCATTGTACTGATAAACACCCGTCTCGATGCCTGCACTCTTCGCTCCTCTTGTTGGTGCTACTTCCTTGATGGCTACAACATCACCTGTCTCTGCACTCTCGGGAAATGCGGATACACCCTCCAAGAGTTCTGACTTGTAAGCCTGACCTGCGGTTGTTGCGTAATCGGCACTTCCACC